CATCCTCTCGTTCCCTATAAGAATCGGCATCTGGGGCGTGAGAATGGATCACACCGGGTTCCTGGCGAGCCGGATTCGCTTGAACTCCCAAACGCTCCCGCCGTCCACGCCAGTGATCGTCACCTTGGCGCGGTAGGTACCGGCATCCATGTCGCTGGTGTCCCACAGGTACTGCCAGCGGAGCTTCACCGAATCCCAGGTCATCGTCGAGGAACCGACGACCTCTTCGAGAGTCGAGTCATAGAGGATGATCGACACACCGGTCACGTCTCCGGGCAGCAGAGCTTCGCCGTCCTTGGTCGCGGTGTGAACGATCTTGGTCAGCTCGCCTGCATACAGCGTCATGGCGTCACCTGAAGGTTCTCTTGTGCAGTCACCGGTTGGGTGACCACGGGGGTGTCGATGGTCTGCTCTGCGGTGATGGCCGCAACCGCCTGTTCCGCCGCCGTCTCCAAGATCAGTTGGACGACTTCGGGGGTCCAGATGGTCTGTGTCGGGTTGGCAAGCCCGATGGTCTGGACGATGAGCCGGCCTGCGGAGCGGAAGACCCGCACCGTGCCGAGCGCCTCGGCCAGGGTGATTCCGATGGGCCGGATGTAGGCAATGGCGTACAGGCGGGGGACGCCGAAGCTCTCGGCGGTCGGAACCCCCAGCGGTGCCACGAACGCCTGGGCGTACAGCGACGGCGTACCGAAGTCCTCGGCCGAGGCAATTCCGGTGGAATGGAGCGTGAATGTGGCGTGTAGGAGGGGAACGCCGATGGCTTCGGCCGACCCTGCGCCGACGGGCACGATGTAGACGGGACCGGGGTTGACGCGGGGCACGCCGAACGTCTCCGCCGAGGCGATGCCGGTGGCCCGCAGCCACGCCTGGTTGGTGAGGGTGGGCACGCCCACGCCTTGTGCCGAGCCGATGCCGCTGCCGCTGACGGTGAACGTCGCGTGCAGAACGGGAGCGCCCATGGCCCCGCCCGAGGACACTCCGATGGGAACGATGGAGACTGGGCCCGCAGTGAGGCTCGGTGCCCCCACCGCCCCCGCCGAGGCAATGCCCGTCGCCCGGATCCAATCCATGCTGGCCACCACAGGGACACCGAGGGCGGCAGCAGAGCCGATGCCAACGGGCACCACGGTGGCGTGGCCGCTCAGGGCGGGTTGACCGACAGCGCAAGCTGAGGCGATGCCAACGGGCGCCACCACAGAGCGGCCGGTGACCGCCGGCTGCCCAAGAGCCTCTGCCGAGCCGACTGCCGTGGCGGCGATGACGTTGTGCCCGAGCAGGGACAGCTGCCCGACCGCCTGGACGGAAGCGATGCCCGTAACCGCTACGGTGACCGAGCCAGGCAGCACGCTGGGCTGGCCGAACGCTTCTGCCGACGCGATGCCCGCAGGCACCACGAAGTCAAACTCGGCCATGGTCGGGGTGCCCATGACCTCTGCCGAGCCGATGCCGGTAGCCGCTATATAGGCGTGGCTCGACAGCGTTGGCGCACCGAGGCCCTGTGCAGAGCCGATGCCAGCGACAACGATGGTGTCGAGCTCGGCCAGGGTGGGAACGCCCACGGCCTCCGCTGAGGCGATCCCGGTCGGCGCCACCGTTGCCACTCCGGGGACCAGAGTCGGTGAGCCGAAGCCCTCCGTCGAGGCAATGCCGCCTGCGTTCCCGATGATGTTCGAGGTGACGACGACGGTCGGCGAGCCGAAGCCCTCCGTCGTCGCGATGCCGCTGAGCACCACCGTGTTGAGTCCGACCAGCGCCGGCGTGCCGACGCCTGCTGCCGAGGCGATGCCGATAGGCAGGACGAGAACTGCACCGGGAACGAGGGTGGGTGAGCCGACACCCTGAGCCGAGGCGATCCCAGATGGCAGAACGAGGGCTACACCGGGGATGAGGATGGGCGAGCCGACGCCCTGAGCTGAGGCGATCCCGGACGGCAGAACGAGGACTACACCCCGCTGCACGACCGGGGAACCGAACGCCTGCGCAGAGGCGATGCCGGTGGGCAGGACGAGGACGGCACCGGGCACCAGGGTGGGCAAGCCGAACGCCTGCGCACTGGCGATCCCGGTTGGCAGAACGAGGACGACACCGGGGATCAGGGTGGGCGAGCCAAAAGCCTGCGCACTGGCGATGCCGGTGAGAGCGATGGTGTTGGTCGCCCTGACCGTGGGCGAGCCCAGGGCCTGCGCCGTGCCGATGCCGGTGCCGACGACGATCTGGGTGAGTTGGGCGCCCGAGCCACCACCAAGAGAGCCAACGCCGTAGCCAGAGCCACCGATGCTTCCAGGCGCGTCAATGACTACCGGGGCGGCAGCCGGAACTGCGTTAGCCGGTGCACCCCCGCCGTTGCCAAAGGAACTGGCGCCCCAATGCCTGGCTCCGTAGGCCATTTAGGGACCTACAGCTTGAAGATCTTGTTGGCCCCGTTGTCCCACTGGATCGTGATGTCGCCACCGTTGGGAACGACAGGCAGCCCACTCGAAGCGGAGTCGATGTATGCGATCAGCGGCGAGGTACCCGCGACGCCCGTGTCCTTGTAGATCACGATGAGGTCGACCTGCACGCCAGTGACGGCAGTGAAGGTGATATCAGCGGCGTCAAAGACACCCAGGGTGAGCGTCTTGGAGGCCAGGTTGCCCGAGGTCGCCACGCGGGAAGCGGAACCGATGTCCGACAGGAACTGGTGTACGTCGATCGACACCGTGTAGGACGTGCCGCCAGCCGAGTTGTGGACCAGGACCGCCTTGATGTCGTCAACCGACAGATCCAGGGAGCCAGCAATCGCCTCGCGACCCTTGCCATACAACGCTGAAGCCATACTGTCCTCCAAACCCTTTGGTCGTCAGCCAGATGGCTGGGAGGACACCGACCAAGGGTTGAGTCGACGTTCTCTAATAGAGGTATCGACCCAGCACCCACGGGAAATGGAGCGGCTAGCTTCTCGGCCTCGTGGTCGCGCCGTCCGCCGAAGGTTGGTTCTCGGACAGGATTTCGTAGAAGACGAACGGCAACTCCGCTGTGTGCTGAACAGCGCCGGGCTCATTCGTAGGGATCGCCTCGCCTAGCAGGATGGCGGAGCAGTCCCAGGCACCGCCGGGATTCCCAGGGCCGTAGGCGAGTCCGGCCCCACAGGGACAGCGGCTGGTAGCCGCGTAGATGAGCTTCACCGGGCGCTTCACCCTCACGAGCGGCCTAGCCGCCAGCAGCGAGGGTGAGGTCGTAGGTGGAGGTAAGGCCGTCACCACCGGAGAGGTTGATGACGGAGAACACGCTGCGGTCGAGCAACGTGCCACCGCCAGTGGCGGCCTGGGAGAGAATCCCGTGCTCGGTGATAGCGGCGGTGGCGTCCACGGTGTTGGTGGCAACGGTGTGGAAGATGTTGGAGCTGCTGCCCGCCACGGTGGTGCCGGTAGCCCGCGTGCTGTCGGGGTTGTACTGCGTGGTCAGTTCCGTGACGAGAGCGGTGTCACCAGTGGCTTCGGCCGTAGTGCCGGTGCCGATGCCGTGGTACTTGAAGTTGTTGAGGGAGTACCCACCAGTGGCGATGAAGACCTGCACGATGTAGTTGACGCCAGCCGTGGTGACCACCCGCAGAGAGGACAGCCCGTAATCGAGAACCTCCCCGTCGTGGGTAGTGACGCTCAGGTTCAGGGAACCAAAGAGCGTCGGGATACCCAGCTTGAACGCCTGAGACAGATGCATGGCCTGGCCGTGGAGACGCGGGAAGTTCCGCATACGCCACCCCATGACCTCAGGGTGCTGGTCGAGCGCTGGCCGAGCGGCGTTGAGCATGTCGTCGAAGAACTCTCCGCACGACAGCGTGGGCATGGCGTCGATCTGAGTCATCGCAGGACCAGAATGATGAGGATGATGATGAGGATGAGGCCGAGACCTCCACCGATATACATGTGCCTGGTCCTCTCAGCTCGGGGTGACGGCACGGGTGGACCCCTGACGCTTCGAGCCACGACTTGCACCGGTCAGGGCCAAGTCGGGCGAAGTCGAATCAGGGGCCGCCGTGCTGGTGAATTGGGAGCCACTGAGCTCGCGCAGACGGCCCTGGATGGCCTCCACGCGGCTGAGCGGGGCGTCTTCCTCTCGGGCCAGCGACAGCAGGCGCTCGAGAGTCGCCGGGTTCTTGATGGTCGCCAGCCGGTCCACGAAGGCGTCCGTGGTGGCCTTGGCCGGACCGCGGCCAGGCTTGACGAGGCCACGCATGTCGTCCTCGCTCAGGAGGTTCGGGTTCGCAGCGAACGCCGCGGCGTCCTCGCTGCCCTCAATGAGGCGGAGAGGGGTGAGGGTGCCGTTGAGGAAGATGTCGAGATCCGCGTTGTACGCCATCTCTTGGTTCAGCTTCCGCTCCTGCGAACTGATGTGGAAGGTCCGGCCGCCACCGATGACCTCCACCTTGACCAGTTCGCCACGGTGATCGAGGCGGTTGATCCACACTCGACCCTCAGTCGGGTTCTTCCAGGTTTCCAGTTCGTCCGGCATGATTCTCCTTGTCCCGTTACGCCAATAGGGCGCCGAGGCTTGTGACAGCCCCGGCGCCCCCCATGTGTCGTTGAACCTCGGTTACGGCGAGGTGGCGGTGTCGACGATGCGACGAATGCGCTGCGGGCGGTGGACGAGTCCACCGAAGTCCCGGCGAGCGAGGTAGTGCCAATACCAGTTGTCGTCCTCGGTGTATTCCTTCGACAGCAGACCGCCCCAGAAGGCGAACTTGGCGGCGTCACGGCTGACGACGTAGAGCTCGTTGGCCGGGAAGAACGACGTGCTGCTGTCGTCCAGGTAGTTGCGCAGGGTGATGATGCGTGCCCCGCGGTAGGTACCGAGAACGCCAGAGCGCAGAAGCTGCTCGTTCGTCTCAAGCAGGAAGCCTGAGCCGTTCGATGCGGTGCCCATGAGCTGGTCGATGATCTGGTCGGTCATGGTTGCCCGACCGAAGATCGTCACGTCGTTGTTGACACCCGGAGAAGCGACCTGGTCCTTGATCTCACGAAGCGCCGTGTTCAGCGAAGTGAGGTTGAGGCCGGCACCGGAGATGTAGTAGGGGCTGGAAGTCGGCACAGCTGCCTGGAAAAGCGAGAGCACCCGCTGGTTGACCTGCGCGTCCATTCGCTGACCACCCAGGTCGACAAGAGTCGCCTGCGTCTCACCGAAATTGGTCCGCAGCTTGTCTTCCATTTCGTAGACATGGAACCCGATCGTGTCTCGGGGAATCTCCATGACCTCGGAGTGGATCGTGCTGCTCTCGATGTACCCGCCACGAGCAACCCAGAACGCCCGAAGGCCCCTGGTCTCCTTGACGAATACTCGGCCGTCGAACGGAGCGTTTTCGACCTGGGCGAACAGCGAGAGCAGGTTTTCATGCTCAAAGCCCCAGTAGATGTTCTCCGTCATGCCGGCTGCCATCTCACGGCGCCAGGCGGGGTCATCCCACTTGGCAGCAGCCTCTCGGTTTACCGCATCGAGCTTCTCGCGAAGCTCCTTGCGCTGGTCATCGGTGCGCCCGTAAGGGTCGACCATGGTTGCGTTTCCCATTTGGGTTGGCCTCTCCCTTTAGTAGACGAACCGAGCTTCGACCTCACTGCGGGCGACATCCACCCGAGTGACGACGAGCCAGGCAAGTGCGCGAGTAGCGGTTTCGGCCCAGTAGCCAGCAGAGTCGTTGCCGGTTCCGGGGGTGAGGAAGTCACCGACAGCGACGGTCGGGGTGGCGCCGACTCCGGCGACCATGACCCGTCCGGCGTAAGCGCGAGTCAGGAGGAAGGTGGAGGCGACCGTGTTCTTGAACACGACCTTCACTTCCGGGCCCGAAACGAGCTGGACCGCTGCCCCGAGGGGTGCGTAGTCCTTGTCGCTGTAGGTGGTCAGCATGTCGTCGTTGCCGGCGAATGCAGCGGGTCCCCACTCGTAGACCAGGATTCCGTGGATCCCGGAAACCGGGGCGGTAGCGCCGGTCGTCAGGGTGCACGGAGCCAGGCCCAGGGCGTCAGCAGCCGAAGCGGCAGTGGCGGCGATGGGGGCACCGATCGGGATGGTGGTCCCGGTGGTGGGTACCGAATACCGACCTCCGCGCTGCCCGCTCTGCGGGGGAACGCGGAACTCGAAGTTGCGTCCGTAAGTGCTCATCCAGTCCTCCTAAAGGGTCCGGGGGTCGATGCCGTGGCGGCGCATGTCGAACAGATCGCGCACGGCCGACGTGGACTTGGTGCCAGTGGCCGTCTCACGGGTCGCAAGCAGTGCGGTGGTGCCCGGAATGCCCTCGGTACCGGTCGCCTTGGCGGCGATCTGTCGGTAGTCCTCGAGGCGGGCCTCGAAGTCCTCGTCCGACATGGCAACGAACCGGTCGGCGTTGGCGGTCAGGTAGTCGTCGGGGAAATTGGCGACTTCCTTGACCTTCGCCAGGCGCTCGTCCTTGCGGGCCTCAAGGGTGGCTGCCTCTGCGGCAGCTGCCTTCTCGGCGTCGAATGCATCGGCACGAGCCTTCTCAGCGGCGGCTTCGAGAACCGCAGCGTCTAGCGCGGTCTGAAGCTCCGTGATCTTTGCTTCGAGCGGGGCCTTCGCCTCGGCGATCCGAGTTGCGGTCTGGGCGACGGTCTCCTGCTCCGCAGCGGTGGCCCGAAGACCATCCAGCTCGGTGCGAAGATCGGCGGTCCCAGCTTCTACTGCGGCCCGAAGCTCATCTTCGGTGTAGGACTTCACTGGCGCTCCCTCCAATGGGCTGGCGGCGCAGATCACGCATGTCGGTGCGTCGTGGGTCGCGTCATCCGGCTTCTCTGCAAGAAAGAGGTCGTGCGCTTCTTGGATCGCTTGATCTGCCATCCCAATAGGTATCGACCAATACCCCTCAAAGAACTGAGCCGAGGGGCTTGACAAGGCCGAAAGGGGCCTCAGGGGCTAGTTCTGTTCCCTACAGGAAACAATTAGGGCTGATGCTCGTCCTCGAAGGCAGGGGACTCAGGACAGTTCCCAAGACACCGCTCGTAGGAACCGATGTGCAGAATCCGGTCCCCGTTCATCGCCGCCATCAGAATGCGGACGCGCGAAGGCAGGGAGCACCCGTCGCACCAGATCCCCTTCTCAGGCTCGGAGATGGCCTCAATGCGGACGACGGCAGCCTTCGCCACGGTCAGTCCTTCTTGTCGCCGGGCTTGCCCTTCTCGGGCATCTTCCCCTTGTGCGCTGCCTTGGCCTTGCCACACACCTTGCAGGGCAGGAAGTCCTTGCCCGGCGCTGGGGACACGTAGGCGTGCGGCCCCTTGGGGTCAGCGGCGTAAAGCCGGCCCAGGTTGCGAGCCTCATCGAGTTCGGCCGTGGTGGGTGCACCGGGGACCGAGCTGGGGTCGTTGGCGACGTGAATGGCCCCGTCCTGAGGCTGACCGCACATGGCGCAGGTCTTGCCGTCCTTGGGCGACACCTTGAACATGTGGGGCTTGGAGTTCTTCTTCATGGCCGCCTTCATGAGGACGGACATCATCTGCTCCCACTGCTCACCGGAGAGGTGGGGGAACTCAGTTGCGACCTGCTCTTCGACTGCGGCCATGGTTTCGAGCTCCGTGGTGAGAAGGGTGGACAACTCCGTGACCTTGGCGTTCTTCCACGCGGGCAGAGCCGGGGGCACGACCAGGGCGCCAGCGGAATACTGCGGCTTGTTCAGCTTCTTCTTGGCCGCTGGCATGTTCAGGTGGTCGCAGTACGACGAGTCCTGACGGCCGGCGTAGGCGAAGGTCTGGTCGCAGCCGTTGGCGCAGGTCACCGACTGCGGGATGCACTCCATGGACCAGGCGAGGGAACCCTCGTTGTGGGCCATGCGGACCATCTCGAACGCCTCGGGGAAGTAATACTTCCAGAAGGCGGCGAGGGCCTCGAGGTAGGGCGGGTCGCCCCCGCCCGCGGCTGCGCCTTCCCCTGTCGGGTAGACGATCTCGTTCGCCACGAACGTGCCCATGATCTGGTGGGGAACGTGGAGCATGTTCATGGGGGCATAGAGGACCGACGACTTGGCGGTCCGCAGTTCCTCCAGGTCGAAGATGTGCCCGTTGTCGTTCGGCCGTCCCGTCTCGACGTACTTGCCGAGCACCCAGGCGTAGAGCGGGTTCTTCACGACGTGGGTTTCTGCCCAGGCGAGCTCGCGCCCTTCCTCGACCAAATGCGCCGGTCCTGCGATGTGGACGGAGTGCGCCCCTTCTACGATGATCATTCGTCGTCCTCGATCTCGTTCTCGGTGCCCTCGTCGTCATCCTCGACGGCCTTGGTGGGCTTGACCTTGTCCTTGGGTTCGCCCTTGCGGGGCGCTTGACCTTGACCAGAGCCGGGTGCCGCTCCCCCGCCATTTCGCAGCCCGCCCTTGTTGCGGCCCTCGGTCTTCGGGTCTTTGACAACCGTGACCGGCGTCGGCTTGGGGGCACCCGGCTTGGGAGCGCCGGGAATCCCTGGTTGCTGGGCTCCGGCTCCACCGAAGGGCACGTTCGTGGGCTGGAAGATCTTGTCGAACCGTTCCTTCTCCCGCTTGCGCAGGATGGCCTCGTCGTCCTGGTCCACGTCGATCTCGTTGAGGTACGTCTCACGGCTGATGTCGCCGCGGTCACGCACGTCGATCAGGAAGGACACCAGGGCGGGGTCGAAGGTCAGGTCGATCCGGGCCGGATGGAAACGCAGCTTGGGCGTAGTGGTCAGCTGCTCATTGGCCTCGACGGTGACCTTGATGATCTTCCGCTCGATGCACCTGCGCAGCTGATGGCGACGGGACTCCATTCCACGGGCGACGACCTTGGCCAGCTTGATCGAGTCGTCGTTCTTCGCGCCCGCACTAAAGTTCCCCGTCATGAACATGCCGTACAGCCGCGAGGTAATGCGGGCGTCCAGGCCGTTGTACCGCTCGGGCTGAAGGGTGTGGTCGGTCTTGGGCGTGATGATCTCGACCGACAACCGGTGGTCACCGACGATGACCGGTACTCGCGCCACCGTGCGGACACTGGCTTGAAGGTGCTCAATCTCCGTGGGCTTCGCCGGCAGCTGGTCGGTGCCCTTCTTGACCAAAATGATGAAGTTGGTGCCGCCGATCAGGTGAGCACGGTCCATCTGGCGAAGCTGCTCTTTGAGGTCGAGCAACGTGAAGATCGACTTCATGCGGACGGAGGCGAACCGCTCGTACTGGCTGCGGGTGGCCGTGTGCCGCCACACGTTCAGCGGGTTCAGGAGATACAGGTAGTCGGTGGGCACGCCGAGTTCGCCCAGCATCCGGCGTTCCAGGTTGTCCGGCTCGTACTTCTCCGTGATGATCTGGCGGGCCAGAGCGTCGGAGCCGGGGTCATTGAGCGCAGCGGCCTGGAGCACGTCCTCCTCGGAGCGTGACCCGATGTAGGCCAGCTTCTCCTGGTTGAACAGCATGGGGCCGACAGGGATGACCTTGAGCGGGTCCATGAGGGTGATGCCCATGGGCATACGCAGATTTGTGAACGTGCGGCGCTTCTGGTTGCCCTTGGGCGTGTCGCCACGGACCTTGTAGTCCTTGTTGCCGAACCAGACGCAGGCATAGAACTGCGAGTAGATGAACAGCTCTCGCCACATCTCCCGCAGCCGGCTGTCGAGGTCAATGTCACCGGCGTTCTGGTTCCACACGTCCTCTTCGTCTGCGTCTGGGCAGAGATAGGACATGCGGGTGAAGGCCAGGCTCTCGGTGGACTCCACCACGCCCGACACCACGTCGTCGGTGTCGGCCGCGTCCTTGGCGACGCGCAGCTGGTCGAAGAAGGAACCAGGGGTGACGAATCGGTCGCGCTCGAACAGGCTGCCGTGGCGACCCTGGCCCGGTACCTGGGTGTTGACGCTCCACCGCACCAGGGAGGCGACCTCGGGGTGCTGACCGACCAGGGCCTGCCAGACACTCCCCCTCTCGATGTCAAGGCCGCTGTCGTCGATGATCGAGACGCCGGTTTCGCGGTCGACCATGACGACGTTGCCCTCGTTCTCACTCATGAGGTCTGCTTGCTGGCGCAGCGAAGGCACATCTCGCCGCCATGGCGCATGTCGAGCAGCGGGTTGCCGATCATGCCGACGCACCCACAGTCCTGGCAGGTGAGCGGGCCTTGGGCCAGGATGTAGTTACCCGTCTGTACGGGCGTCTCAGCGACCACACCGGCCAGGTGGAGGGCCATCTCCTCCTGCGCTGCGTTCGACATGCTCACGTCTGGCCCTTGCTGGTTTCCCACTCCATCTGCCGAACCGACTGGATGCGGCTGTGGATCTTGAACTGGCGGTCGACCTCATCGAGCAACGGGTCAACGTGGCGCAGACGCATGGCGTTGCCGCGCCTGCTGTCCATCGACATCAGCCGGCTGCGGATCTCGGCCGCCCGAGCCGAGATGGCCGAGAGCATCATGAAGCACTCGGTGGAGGGCAGGGAGTTGAGCGTCGTCAGGTCGTGGAAGTAGCCCTCAAGCTCCACTTGGACGGGCGCCAGCGGATCCGCGGCTCCGTGACCGTTCAAGGGCCCAGTCGCCCGGACTTGCTCGGCGGTGGAAAAGACGGGCTCAGCACCGTAGGTAGGCATCACTTTGGTTATCGACCAACAGGGGGTGCTAAATCGAGTTCCGGCCCCCTCAGCACGCTTCCGGCGCGTAGCGGTATCATCCGGCCTGATGGACCTACGGGACTTCGACGCCAAGGTGGAGGCGCAGATCGCCCAGCACGGGTGGATGGTGCAGGGCGTGTTCCCCGCCGTGCAGGGCGATTCGTCGTGGTGCTACACGGTCGGCGTCGAGGACAAGGGCGGTCCTGAGTTCTGCATCATCGGTCTGCCGCACCGTGTGGCCGCGAGCATCCTCAACCACGTCGTCGAGAACTCACTCGCCCTCAGTGTGTGGCCCGAGGACGGTCAGATCCTGTCGGGCTACCTCGGCGAGGGCTACGACCTCAAGGTGGTGCAGGTCGCCAGGAACCACATCATGGAGGGTGACTGGTTCAACGTCGCCACCCACCGCCGCGGGCGCCGAGAGGGCTTCGTCGGCCTACAGCTGGTCTGGCCCAACGAGCACGGGCACTACCACTCCACCGACTACCAGCCCATCCTCGCGAAACCTTGTCCGACGGCGCCCCCCTCCGGGGATGTTCCGGGGTATGAGAGTCACGATCGAGGTGGACGACGAGGACCGGAACGTCGTGGCTCGGTGGTTCGGCCGCAGCGGCAAGGCGACGGCGGAGACGACCCGGCGGTGGGCCCAGGGCGTCATCGACGCCGAA